TGCAGCCACTTCAGATTCATTTAAATTTACAATAGGAGTAACTCCAGAGCAATCATCTTATATTTCGTCCACTTCATCAGCCAGTATTGAATACGAAACAACTTGTACTCATGCAAGAGGACCAATAACTCAAATTGAGGTTATTAATGGAGGAAAAGCATACTATTCTCTCCCAGGAATAACAACCATTACAACAAAAGATGGTCGCGGAGCTATTTTAGAACCAGAAAGTGATGTAATTGGTAAAATTAATAGAACCAGAATTAAAAATATTGGATTCGATTTCCCATCAGATAAGACTCTGAGACCATCGATCACCCTTCCCAATGTAATTAAAATCAAGTCTCTGAAATCTTTTGATTCTATTGGTATTTCTTCTGGTGGAAAGGGATATTCCTCCGCACCAAAACTTTTAGTGTTTGATGGTAAGACGAATGAACAAATCAAAGATGTAGATCTCAAATATTCCCTTGGAGATAATCAAGTTCAGATCTTGAAAAATACCAAGGGTATGAGTGATACCATTCCTACCATTCTACCCACTGCCAACACAAATGGTGTAGGAATCAGTACAATTGGATTTAATACAACAACCAATCAAGTTACTGTCACTTTAGCCGTTGGATTTAGCACTGCAGAAACCTTCCCAGTTGAAGTTGGTGACAAAGTTCTAATTGAGAATATTAGTGTTGGCATTGGATCAACAGGAAGAGGATTTAATTCTTCTGGTTATGGATATAAGTTATTCCCAATTATCGCCGTAGATAAAAATCTTGGTGGAGTTGGTGCTACTGTTGCATATAGTCTGGAAGGTTTGTTTGATTCTGCAAGAGGAGAATTTGTTGGAGAATATGATGCATTCAATTCTGGTGGAAGAATCATTCCAGAAAAACATTTCCCAATATTTAATGTTTCACTAAAAGACAACGAGTTTATTGATGGAGAACTTGTTGAGTCTGATACAACTTCAGGCACTGTTGAAAGTTGGGACAAAAAGACTGGAACTTTGAGGGTTTCGACCAACAAAAACTTCTTAGTCAATGAAGTAATTAAAGGTGTTTCCTCCAAAACTCAGGGAATTGCATCTTCAATTACAACTTATGAATCTATTCTTGATACAGATGCAACCTCCAAAGTTATAAAAGGATCTCAGACCAACTCTGGATTCTTGAATGCAAATCTTCAAAGAGTTCAAGACAGTTTCTACTACCAAAACTTCTCATATTCGCTCAGATCAAGAGTTGATTATGATACATGGAATGATGTGGTCAGTGCAACTAATCACACAGCAGGATTTAGAAAGTTCTCTGATTATCAACTTGAGACTCCAGCATCTTTCTCTGAAGTTACTGGAAATTCTATGGCAGTTGGATTATCAACTGAACTGTCATACTTCAGTGTTGTAAATGACCTCTATGGAGTTGCGGATCTCAACTGCGTCTATAACTTTGACTTAGTTGCAGAAAATTCTCTTGATATTTCTGGAAGTACTTATTCTGATGAAATTATTTTTGCAAGTAGAATTCTTACCGATTATTTTGAATCATTTGGAAACAGGGCTGTTGACTTTGATGACTTCAGTGGATTATTCAACAGCAATCCAAGAGCAACCAGATTTGTTTTGATTGATAGTTTTAACATCAATAACAGCAGAGCGATGAAGTATTTCATCTATCTGAAAGATGAAAGATATGTTGGTGAAAGACAATTTGATATTGTTACTATGGTTCAAGATGGAGCATTTGCTTATGTGAACCAATATGGTAGATGCGATACTGTTGGAGAATTGGGATCATTTGATATGACCATCTCTGGAGTTAATGGTTCTCTTCAATTCTACCCCAATAATTTTGCATTCAATGATTATCAAATTGTCAATATTGCATATCATCTTGATGATAATGTTATTGGTGTAGGAAGTACAGTTTACTTCGATAATGTTGTTGAAATTCAAACAGATAGTGTTGATTGTTCTTCTGGTCAAACCACCGTTGTTTCTGTGGCAGATACAATCAGATCGATGAAAGTTTATTCATGTATTTCTGATCTGACTAACAATGAGTACCAATATGATGAAATGAATTTCATTCATAATGGAAATGAAATTTATGTTACAGAATTTGGTAGATTAACAACAAATCAAGGATCATTTGTTGGATCTGGATTTGGAACTTATTATCCTTACTTTGATGGATCTACAATAAAGGTTGATTTTATTCCTGTTGCTGGTGTTGCAGTAACTGCCAATACAATTCAGATTGGAATCACAACTGAATCTATTGTTGGATTTGGCACCACCGAAATGAAGCACGCATATCTTGATGCAAGAACAACTACAATTGCTGCTTCTGGAACTCCGGGAATTACAACCGTTGCATCATATCTCCCAGAATATGATGCAGCATATTTCATGGTTCAGATTTCTGATACTACCAATAATCATTATGAAATGAGAGAAATCCTTGTTCTTGATGATGATTCTCAAGAAGATGGAACTGGAACAACCTATATCCAAGAATTTGGTATGGTTGAAACAGAAACGACTTTACCATATGTAACTGGACTTGGTACATTTGGAGCAAGAACCTCTTCAAATGGCGTTTCTCTAACATTTACTCCAGAGGCTGGAATTGGTGTTACCGTCAAGACTTATATGAATGCCTTGAGACTTGAGGATGACAGCAAAGATGAGATTGACTTTGAGAATGGACTGATTGTTTCGCATTATGCAAGATATGAAGGAACTGAAAATGCAGTTAAGAAGACATTTAACTTAGAACACAGATCCGCTCCAGTATTTGAGAAGTATTTTGAAGGAAATGATTCGGATATTGTCAGTATTGATGCAGACACTATCAGAATTCCAAATCACTTCTTTGTAACTGGAGAAAAAATTAGATATGATAGAAATGGCGGAATTACTTCATCCATTGGAATTGCAACAACAAGTTTTGCTGGAGTTGGTAGCACAGAATATCTTCCAATCAATGAAGATATGTTTGTTATTAAAGTTTCTGATGATCAAATTAAACTTGCATCTACTGCAGAAAATGCTCTTAAGAGGATTCCTATTCCCATTGAAATTGAAAGTGTTGGAATTGGAACTTCTCATAGATTCACTGCAACGAATCAAAATGCAAGATGTCTCATTGCTCTTGACAATTTAATTCAATCACCAGTTGTATCTACAGCACAAACTCAAACTCTTGCTGATAGAGTAACGTCAGTCGATAATTTCATAAAGTTAAGTGGAATAACATCATTCTTTGGATCAGATCTCATCAAGATGGGTGATGAAATTATGAAGATCACTGGTGTTGGTATTGGTAGCACAAACAGATTCTCTGTTCGTCGTGGATGGTTAGGAACAAGAATTGGAGTTGGATCTACTGGCGATACAGTTACTAAAGTTGTTGGTAATTATAATATTATTGACAACGCTCTTCACTTTGTTGAGGCTCCTTATGGTGGTCAACCAATTGGCAGTATAACCAACAGGCCAGATGATAGAGATTGGACTGGTATAACAACAGGATCCAGTTTCCAGGGAAGAATGTTCATGAGATCTGGTATCACTGATACCACAAATGATACATACTCGACAAATTATCTCTTTGATAGTCTTTCTGATCAATTTGATGGCAACACTCCAACTTATACTCTGACTTCCGCAGGATCTTCAGCAATCTCAGGTGTTTCTACTGGAAATGCGATTATCCTGATCAACGATATTCTGCAAGGTCCTGGACTCAGCAGAGACTTCACGATGGGCGAAAATCTTGGTGTTACCACGATTACTTTCACAGGAACAGCATCCTCAACTACAACAGACGCAAATACTGCGAATATCCCTCTTGGTGGTGTTCTTCTGTCCGTTGGATCCACTGCTGGATCAGGTTATCAACCACTCATTTCTGCTGGTGCAACAGCAACCGTATCGGGTCTTGGAACAATTTCTCTGATCAGCGTTGGAAATACTGGTTCTGGATATAGAGTTCCAACTAAGTATGAATTCTTGGCTGATGTTGCATCTCCTGTTGGAGTTGGATCCACAGAAATCTATCTTGAAAATACTGGTAGTGTTCTTGACCTGATTAGCACTTTGAACACAGGGTCCAACTGCACAATTGGAATTGGAACAGATATTCTTCCCGTTACAATTGTGTCCTCCGCTTCCACATTTGTAAGAATTGGCACAGGAGATACTATTTCCACTGCCATCTCACAAGGAACTCAAACAAAAATTGTAGTTACCGATCCACAGATTGGATTTGTAAATGTAAGTGTTGGTGAGAGTTCAACTGGTATAACAACCATGACTCATGTTGGTTTTGCGACCATCATGACCGGAACTGGTCACATTTCCACTTCAGTTACAATAACAAATGCGGGATCTGGTTATACTTCGACAATACTGCCATTTGTTGAGATTGAAAGACCACGTTCATACACTAACATTCCATTAAATTATGTTGGAGCAGCATTCTCTGGTTTGAATGCCACTGTTGATATTGTTGTTGGACAAGGTTCAAGTGTTATTGATTTCTCTATCAACAATAAAGGTGTTGGATATGCTCCAGGAGAAATTTTAACAGTTCCTACTGGAGGATTAACTGGCATTCCAACTTCTGGAACATTTAATCAATTTGAACTTACTGTACAAACTGTATTTTCAGATGAATTTACTGGATGGAGCATTGGTGTTCTTCAGACCCTTGATGATCCATCAGGAAACTTTGATGGTGTAACAAAAGCATTCAATCTTACTCTTGCAGGAAGTTTGATTTCAATTAGAGCACCAAGAGGATCTAAGGTTGACGTTGAGCAAGTTCTTATCGTCACTGTCAACGATATTCTCCAAGAACCAGGTCAAGGTTATCAGTTCCCAGGTGGTAGCGTTATTACTTTTGCAGAACCACCTAAGATTGGCGACACTTGTAAGATTCTCTTCTTCAAAGGAACTGGAGATGATACCGACGTTATCCTTAGAGAAGTTATTGATACCGTTAAGAAGGGCGATGAACTTACTATTGGTTATGATCCTGCTCGCGGTCAAGATAATTTCTTACAAGAGGAAGCAAGAACTGTTACTAATGTAAATTCGACTGATCAGGTTCAAACTTTCCCATACTTTGGCCCTGGCAATACAGCAGATGAAACTCTTTATAGACCTGTTGTATGGTGTAGACAAACTGAGGATAAGATTATTGATGAAAAACGTGTTGCAAAAGATAGAGAACTTTATGAACCTCTGATTTATCCATTCGCATATATCACCAAGTCTGTTGGTATTGGATCTACAATGATCTATGTTGATAGAGCAAGACCTCTATTTAATGGTCAAAATGAAAATGACACTTCCTTGACATTCCAAGAGAAAGTTAAATTTGCATCACAAGTCACTAAAGTTTCTGCTGCAGCAACTGCAATCGTAAGTACTGCAGGAACCGTTTCCTCTCTTGTTATTTCTGAAGGTGGTGTTGGATATTCTACCGCTACTGTAAGTATTGGTGGAACTGCTCAGCAAGATGTTACATTAGGATTTACAACAGCCACTGCAAATGCGGTAATCAGTGCGGGCGGAACAATTTCTGCTCTGACTCTTACCAATGTTGGAACTGGTTACACTACTGACAAACCACCTGTTGTTTTGATATCTCCGCCAGATTATGATGAGGAAGAAAACCTCATTACAAACTATCTTGGAGATTCTGGTGTAATTGTTGGATTTGGAACAACAACTGTTAGTGGAGTTACCACACAATTTGTCTTCGATCTTCATATTCCATATGATTCTACTCTGAGAAATACTTCTTTAATAGGAGTTGCCGTAACATTAAGTGCTTTACAAGCAAATGATTACTTTATTGTTTCCAATTCAAACGTTGGTGAGGCAACAACATCAATCACTTCTCTTGATCCTTCCGATAGTTCTATTGCTGGTGTAGGCAAATCATTTATTGATAACGTATATGTTGTTCAAAGTGTTGAAAACGTTGAAAGAAATATTATTGGAATTGGAACTTCCGTGTTCAAGAGAGTATTTGTTAACGTTGATGACTCGTTTGCATTTGGAACCTATGGATCAATTTCAACAACCACATCTGCTGGTTATGGCGAGTATAGTTGGGGTAAACTTGTAATGGCATCCAGAGCAGGTTTGAACTCATATACTGCATATACCTCCAACGGTATCCTTGGTATTACTACTTCAATGAGAGTTGAAAGATCGGTAAATCTTAAATCTAAAAACTACATCGTTTAATACATAATAAATAAAAAAAACTCCATTAAGTTGGCATAAAATGGCTGCAATCATAACTGACCAAATTAGAATTTTGAATGCTAAGAATTTTGTAGCTGGAATTACCTCCAGTTCAAATTCTTATTATTCTTTCATTGGTCTACCAAATCCCAGTGATTATCAAAGTGATTGGGATTCAAGTCCACCAGCACCAAAAGATAATTTCTCTGAAGAGAATGATTATTGGGATACGATGATTGCATTGAAAAAAATTAATTCTTCTGATGTTAGGCAAGTTATTCCAAAAAGAACTTGGACCTCTGGTACTACCTATGACATGTATCGTCATGATTATAGTGTCACCAATACTGCAGCCGTTTCTGGTGCCACTAACTTGTATTCAGCATTTTATTATGTAATGAATGCTGATTTTAGAGTTTATATTTGCCTTCAGAATGGAACAGATCCTCAAAATCCAAATGGAAAACCTTCTTTGGATGAACCAACATTTACAGATTTAGAACCAAGATCTGCTGGAAGCAGTGGTGATGGATATATTTGGAAATATCTCTATACAATCAAACCAAATGAAGTTGTAAAGTTTGAGTCTACAGACTTTATGCCAGTTCCATCTGATTGGTCAACATCTACAGATAATGCTGCCGTAAGAGATAATGCTGTTGACGGTTCCATTAAGATCGTTACAGTTACAAATGCTGGTGTAGGTCTTGGAACTGCAAACCAAACATATACAAGGGTTCCAATTAAAGGTGATGGATCTAATGCAGAATGTACACTTACAGTTGGGGCAGATTCGAAGGTCAGCAGCGTAACCGTATCAAATCAAGGATCTGGATATACATATGGAAGTTTAGATTTGTCTGCAGGTGGAGTTCCAACAGGAACTACAATCCCAAGATTTGATGTAATCATGTCTCCACAAGGAGGTCATGGTAAGGACATCTATAGAGAACTTGGTGCATATAATGTCCTTTTATATTCCAGAATTGAAAATGATAATGAAAATCCAGATTTTGTTACAGGAAATCAAATTGCAAGAGTAGGCATTGTTGAGAATCCAGAAGTTTCTGCTGGAAACGTGCTTACTTCAGATAAAGCAAGTGCTCTTAATGCCCTGAAATTGACTGGAACTGGATATAGTTCCGCATCATTTACTGCGGACTCATATTTTACTCAAACCGTTGCAACAGGGACAACTGCTGTTGGTAGAGTTGTCAACTATGATGCAACAACAGGAGTTCTTAAGTATTGGCAAGACAGATCACTTGCTGGATTTAATACTGTTGGAACCGCACTGACAAACCCAACATATGGATTTGAACTGCAAGAATTTACTGCTTCTCCAGCTGCAGGTGGAAGTTTGACTATTATTCCTTCAAGTGGATCAAATCTTGCGATTGATACTTCCTTTACGGGTATAACAACCGTAATAAATAATAGGACATATTATCTTGGTCAGTCATTTACAAGTGGAGTTGCAGGTCCTGAAGTTAAAAAACACGCAGGAAACATTATTTACGTTGATAACAGACCTTCAATTACCAGATCATCAAACCAAAAAGAAGATATCAAAATCATTTTGCAGTTCTAACGAATTATGTCTCAGCAAACAAATCTCAATGTAGCTCCATATTTTGACGACTTTGATCCTGCTAAAGACTTTCATAGAGTCTTATTCAAACCAGGGTATCCTGTTCAGGCAAGAGAGTTAACTACTTTACAATCGATTCTTCAGAATCAGATTGAGAGGTTTGGCCAACACTTTTTTAAAGAAGGTGCAAAAGTAATTCCCGGAAATACTGGATATACTCAACTATATTATTGCATTCAACTTCAAAATAATTATCTTGGAGTTCCTGTTGCTGCATATGCTGAGCAGTTAGTTGGAACAAAAATTACTGGCGAGACATCTGGTGTAAGTGCTGTTGTTGATAAAATTCTCCTTCCAGAAGATTCTGAAAGAGGAAATCTAACTCTCTATATCAGCTACCTTAATTCAAGTACAACAAATAATTCCACTCAAACTTTCTCCGATGGGGAAAACTTAACTTGTAATCAGACTATTGCTTCTGGTCTTCTTGGCAATTCAACAATTGCTGCAGGATCACCCTTTGCAACTACTATTGCCAATCAAGCTGCTGCAACTGGATCTGCTTTCCAAATTCAAGAAGGTGTATATTTTGTTCGTGGACATTTTGTCAATGTTCAAACAGAAACATTAATCCTTGATCAATATGGAGCAAACCCAAATTATAGAGTTGGACTTCAAGTTACTGAGGAAATTGTCAATGCAGACGCAGACGAAACTCTAAACGACAATTCTCAAGGATATAATAACTACTCTGCTCCTGGTGCGGATAGACTTAAAATTTCAGTAAGTCTTTACAAAAAACCATTAACTGATTATAACGATGATCAGTTTGTAGAATTAGCAGTCGTTGACAATGGAAACATTAAGTCTCAAACCAACAGGGGAGACTTGGGTGGAGGTGTAGGATATAAAGATTGGACGGATGTTCTTGCCAGAAGAACTTATGCAGAATCTGGTGACTATTATGTAAAAGCCTTTGACTTATCCGTTCATGAGTCTCTTAATAACGGAAAAGGAAATAGAGGAATATTTAATTCGGGACAATTGACCTATGGTGGTCAAGTCCCAACAGAAGACTTGATGGTTTACAAGTTTTCTCCTGGTAGAGCATTTATTCGTGGTTATGATATTGATATTTCAAGTGGAACTTTTATTGATGTTCCAAAACCAAGAACCACAAAAACTATTACAGATCAATCTATAATTTATAACACTGGACCAACATTAAGAGTTAATAGAACTTTTAGAGCGCCCGATGTTGGCATTGGAAACACATATGTTCTCAGTTTAAGAGACCAAAGAGTTGGTGTCACAACTGATACGTCAGCACCTGGAAAAGAAATTGGTGTGGCAAGAGTATATGATTATAGATTAGAATCTGGATCATATGATGCTAATAATAGCAGCCTTAATCAGTGGGATCTTTCTCTGTATGATGTTCAAACAACTGTTGATCTTTCTCTCAACCAGGCAGTTAGTCTTTCAGTTCCAACCTTTGTACAAGGTTCAAGAAGTGGTGCTTCAGGATTCCTAAAAGATGCCGTTGTAACTGGAACTGCTGCAACAGTATATGAAGTTGAAGGTGAGTTTATCACAAACGAACCATTAATTTTTGATGGCATTGCTAATGGTAGAATTGCAATTGCAGTAACAGCACATACTTTAGCAGATGTAAAATCTGTTTATGGAACCAATGATCGAGTAACTGGTATTAATACTTTTGCTGCTGATGTAATTCAAACACCAGCAGTTGCTATTGGCATTGCAACTATCACTCCAACTTCAGGTGCAGGAAGCATTAGTACGGTAAGAAGCAGCAATCCAATTTTCCCAGGAGTATTTAAACTTGGTAATCTTGTTAGATTTACTGACAATGCTTCTACAAGTTCGGATGAAGTTTTAGCAAGGGTAGTAAGTGTTGGAACTGACAACATTGTCATTGAACAGGGTACAGTCGTACCTGGAGTAAATTCAGTATTAAATCTGAGCGCACAGCAAACAGTAACCGACTTTAGATTAGTTACCACAAGATTGGATTCTTCTTCAGATAATACTCTTTACACTCTCTTACCAAAGTCGGATATTGCTACGGTAGATCTTAGTAGCGCAAATCTGACAATAAGAAAAGTTCTTACAGTTGATATTGTTAACAACCAACTTTCTTCTGAGGTAACAGCAGATGCTAATGAATCTTTCTTACCATTTGACGAAGAAAGATATGCTTTGATCAGATCTGATGGAACTACTGAGCCATTATCTTCAGACAAGATCTCAATCAATACAGCAGGAACTGGACTCAACATTTATGGTCTTGGATCTAATGATACTGGTGCTTCTTTGATTGTATCTTTAAGAAAGGTCAAACCAACATCCAAAGTTAAGATTAAAAATAGAGTTAAGACTCTGATTGTAGATAAATCCAATACTCAAGGTTCTGGAGTAGGAGCAACTACATTAAATGATGGATTAGACTATGGCACTGGAAATTATCCATACGGAACAAGAGTTCAGGACAGAATTATTTCTCTGAATGTTCCTGATGTCATTGAGATTCATGGAATTTTTGAATCCGCAGATACTAATAATGCAACTGCACCAAAAGTATCGCTTCTTGACATCAATAGCACTTCAACAACGACTGGTGAACTGTTAGTAGGCGAATCTTTCATTGGTCAATCTTCTGGTGCTAACGCAATTGTTGCTGAAAAACTTACTTCAGGTCAAATTTCGTTTGTATACAAAAATGACACCAAATTTGCTGAAGGAGAAACTGTAATATTCCAAGAAACAGCAATTCAAGCAGTTGTTTCTACAATTACTTCGGATAGTTTTGAAATTTCTGAAAACTTCAAATTCACAACAGGTCAGGAAGAAACATTCTATGATTATGCAAGAATTCTTAGGAAAGAGGGCAAATCTGCGCCAACTAAAAAATTAAAAATTTACTATAAGAGTGCATCTTATGATTCTACAGATAATGGCGACATTACAACTGTAGAATCTTACAAGAACTTCGATTATACTTCAGAAATTAAGTCGGTTAACGGCAGAGCAAATTCTGATATGATTGATATCAGACCAAGAGTTTCTGAATACACTGTTGCTGAAGACATAAGATCTCCACTTGAATTTTTTGGAAGAACTTATAATGCTGCAGGAAACTCTGCTACAAATATTTTAGCATCTGATGAGTCAATTCTAACAACATTCTCACATTATCTGGGAAGAATTGACAGAGTATTCTTGGATAAGAAAGGTAAGTTCCAGATCGTTTATGGAACACCATCAGAACTTCCACAACCACCAAATCCAGTTGATGATGCTCTTGAAGTTGCTCAAGTTACTCTTCCTCCATATCTTTATAATGTGAAGGCTGCTTCGCTTAGATTCTTGGAGCACAAGAGATATAGAATGCAGGATATTAAAAAACTTGAGAACAGAATTTCTGGTCTTGAGTATTATACTTCATTATCTCTTCTTGAAACAAATACCGCAAACCTTTTTGTTGCGGATGGAGATGGCCTCAATAGATTTAAATCTGGATTCTTTGTAGATAACTTCACAGGATTCAATGCTCAAGAAAATAGATCGACCATTAAAAACAGTATTGATAGAGCGAATAAAGAATTAAGACCAAGACACTATACAAATTCTATTGATCTAATCTTTGGTCCAGTTGTAAACCAAGACCCAACCGCAGATTTAAATTTTGCAACAATTGAAGGAAATAATATCAGAAAAGCAAATGATGTAATTACTCTTGATTATAGTGAAGTTGAATATATCAACCAACCATTTGCAACCAGAACTGAAAGTGTTACTCCTTTCCTTATTAGTTTCTGGCAAGGAACTATGGAATTAAATCCAGCTTCCGATACGTGGGTTGATACAGTAAGACTTGATGCAAAAATTATCGATGTTGAGGGGGATTATGCATCTACTGTAGAACTCCTTGCAAGAACTGAAGATCTTGATCCACAGACAGGATTTGCTCCTATTGTCTGGAATGCATGGGAAACCAACTGGACTGGATTTGAGTTTAATGATTCGACAAGCAGATCGACTCAAACCACAAGTGGTGGTAGAAGAGGTGTTGGTGGATGGATTAATGGTGGTAACGATAACCCAGCAAGATGGGTTGAAACTCAAACTACCACAACAACCGAAGAAACTATAAGAGAAACAATTGAAACAGGAGTAGAATCAAGAACTGGATTCCAAACCATCGTTACTGAACAATTTGATCAGGAATCTGTAGGAGACAGAACTGTAAGTAGAGACTTGATCCCAACTATGAGATCAAGAAACATTGAATTTATTTCTAAGAGAATGAAACCTCTTACAAGAATGTACGCATTCTTCGATGGAGAAAATGTAACCAAGTACTGTGTTCCTAAACTCCTTGAAATTTCCATGGTATCTGGAACTTTCCAGGTTGGAGAAACTGTCATTGGAAGAATGGTAAAGACGGGTCTTAATCCTGTTGGAAGAGATGGAATTGGAGAAGATCCAAAGATTACATTCAGAGTTGCTCAATCTAATCACAGAGAAGGTGAGTATAATGCACCAACTCAAGTGTTTAGAGAAAGTCCATATGAAGGAAATCCACTTTCAGCAACGTATTCAGCAACTTCAACTATTTTGAATGTTGACACCTTCTCACTTTCAAATGAAGCCCAAGGACAGTTCTCTGGACATGTAGCAGAAGGAATGGTGCTTATTGGATCCACAAGTGGTGCAGAAGCAACGGTTACTAATGTAAGACTTGTTTCGGATTTAGCAGCAAACTTAATTGGTAGTTTCTTTATTCCAAATCCAAATAATGTTAATCACCCAAGATTCGAAACTGGAACTAAAATCTTTACGCTCATAAACGATGAAGATAATGATCCAAATATAGCAACAACCGTTGCAGAAGAAGGATTTACTGCTTCTGGAACTCTTGAAACTGTTCAAGAAAATATCATTTCTGTCAGAAACGCAAGAGTTGAGCAAAGACAGGAATTCCAAGAGAGAAATGTAAACAGAAGTCTTGGAACCGAAGTTGTAGGATCTCAGGTTGTCAGCCAAAGTTCTACGGATACTATTGTTGGTTGGTATGACCCTCTGGCACAATCTTTCTTAGTCGAAGAGGATACTGGAGTCTTCGTAACCAAATGTGACGTTTACTTCAGAACAAAGGATGACAATGATGTTCCTTTGGTATTCCAACTCAGAACCATGGAGAATGGATTCCCAACTCAAAAGATTCTCCCATTCTCTGAGATTGTTGTCGATCCAGCTGATATTCAACTTTCAGATGACGGATCTGTAGCAACAACTATTGAATTCAAAGCACCTGTATTCTTGGAAGGTGGAAAAGAATATGCAATTGCCCTTGCATCTAACTCAACTAAGTATAGTGTTTACATCTCAAGAATTGGTGAAAATGATCTTCTGAGTGATACATTTATCTCCAACCAACCATATCTTGGATCACTCTTCAAGTCACAGAATGCTTCTACTTGGGAAGCAAGTCAGTGGGAAGATCTCAAGTTTATTATGTACAGAGCAGATTTTCTCAGTGCTGGTACAATTGATTTCTATAGTCCAGAACTTACAGAAGGTAACAGACAAATTCCTGTTCTCAAACCAGATTCTTTAGTTCTTTCTTCCAGAAAGATTAGAGTTGGTCTTGGAACTACAGTTGGAGATTCTGGTTACGAAATTGGAAATACTTTCTTCCAACAAACAACTAATGCAACTGCTGATTTAGTTGGAACTGCTGGAACCGCTTCTGGAACTCTGACTGTCTCAAATGCTGGTATTGGTCTCACACCTAATGACGGATCTCTCACATTTACTGGAGTCAATCTTGTAACTCTGAGTGGCAATGGTAGAGGTGCTCAGGCAGAAGTTACAGTTGTCAATGGAGTTGCAGTAGCAGCTACAATTAGTAATGATGGTGGTAATGGATATCAAGTTGGTGATGTTCTTGGAATTACAACGATTGGTAATGCAGCAGTTGGTAAGAACGTAAGACTTACCGTTGCTGGCATTGGACAGACCAATGAACTTATCTTTGAAAATGTTCAGGGAGAGTTCTCTGTTGGTGCCGGTAAGACAATGATGTACATCAACAGTGCTGGTATTACAACTGAACTTAACTATGGATTACCTGGCGGTGTTGGTGGTAATGTACAAGCATCAACAATCATTGTTGATAATGATGGTTTACATGTCAGAGTTGAGCACCAGAATCATGGAATGTATTTCCCAGATAATAGAGTTATTATTTCCGGTGCCCTTCCAGATGTTAAACCAACAAAGTTAAGTGCATCTTATGCATCAGGATCTACTGCAGGTCTTTCTGTTGATGA